ATGGAGCGTCGCAATGGCTGAAGAGGTCGGAATCAGAATTACCGCAGACATTCCGGGGCTTGAGGAAATCCGAAAGGACTTCTTGGGCCTCGGCAAAACACTGTCTGCCAAGTACATGGCCTCAGCGTTAAAGAAAGCTGCCGAGAAGGGCGGCACAAAGGAGGCTCTCAAGTCGGCAACGCCACGCGGCCCGACCGGCAACCTGCGGCGAGCCATCGCGGTCAAGACCAAGCGCTACCCACGCACCGGAGTAGGCATCGCCATCCTCGGGTTTCGTTCTGGCCGCAAGATGAACGAGGCGTACGACAACAAAAAACTCGGCTACCACCAAGGGCTCGTGGAGTTCGGCACCAAAGAACGATTCCGCCGCACAGACCGAGGCACTAGGGCATCCACAGGAAAGATGCCAATTGGCGGCTCGTACGGCAGGCCGCCTGTGCGGTCGGCTTGGGAGCAGACCCGCGAGCGTGTGGAGTCAATGATGGTCGAGGAAATGACCGCCGCATTCGATAAGGCTGCCCGCGAGATTGCCGACAGAGCCAAAGGACACCAGGGGCTGTAGTAATGGCACTGAAATCCCCAGAAGCGATCCTGCGAAATGCCCTCGTGGCGAATGCCGACGTGCAGGCGTTGATCAGTGGCCGCATCTACCCGCTGCGTTACGTCGGGCCTGCTCCGATCCAGTTTCCGCTGATCATCTGGCGGCGTGCCCGCGTGCTCCGCGAGATGGCTATGAGCGGGCCGGCGGGACTGCCGCGTGTCACGGTGGAGATGTACGTCTACGGCACCACCTACGAGGCGGCGCGAGACTTGGCGGATAAGTGTCGCCGCGTTCTGGATGGGTTCGCTGGCAGTCTCGACAATACGGAGGTGCGGCAGGCGTCCCTGATGGACGAGGCCGACGACCTGGTGGAGATAGATGGAGCGGAAAACTCGCTCTATCTGGTCCGGCAAACCTACGACCTATTTTGGGTGGAGAACTAATACATGGCTTCGCACGCTCAGGGCACGACGTTCAGCTTCGCCGGCGTACCGTACACCGTCACCAACGTCACCTACTCGATGACCGACGTGTCTGCCGGCGACACGATCGACGTGTCGCACCTCGGACTGGCTGCGGGCAGTCCCGTTGCGACCATGGACCGGCCGCTCAAGGGCTCGGCAACCGACACGGGTCGCGAGGTCAGCATCGAGTATCTCGGAACCTTACCGATCACCGACGGGAGCACTGGCACACTGGCCATCACCGGCGGACTCTCGCTGAGTGCTGCGGCCACCGTCAGCTCGTCGAGCGTCACGCTCGCCGTCAATGACGCGGTGCGAGGCCAGGCAACCTTCCGGGTCGCGCGGGTCTAGTCCGCTACGGAGGCTTCCGTGGCGACTTACTCGCAAGGCTGTACGGTCTCGTTCACTGGCGCGACCTTCTCGCAGGTTACGAGCGTGCAGCTCGACGTGGGCGGCGGCTTGGCTATCGGCAGGGCTGACTCTGCATACGCACAGAGCGGCGGCAGTGTCACCGTCGAGGCGCTCGGGGGATCTTACACCTACGGAGCGTATGGCCAGATCTCCATCTCCGGTGGCGGTATTTCCTTGACACGTAATGCAGTCTGTACCGGAGTGACCGCCACAGCGGCGGCCAACGACGTGACCCGTTATAGCGTCACCTTCGAACTGATTGTGTGACTACATGGCACTGACCAAAGAACAGATTCTGGCAGCGGACGACCTCGGTCTCCTCGAGGTCAAGGTGAAGGAGTGGGGCGGCAGCGTCTTTATCCGCGTCATGACCTGCGGCGAGCGGGACAGCTACGAGAACGACTGGGTGGCCAACAAGGGCAAGGGTGTCGAGAACTTCCGCACGAAGTTCCTGGCACGCTGCCTGTGTGACGAGAAGGGCCAGCGACTGTTCACCGACGCGGAGATCGAGCAACTGGCGAAGAAGTCGGCCAAGGTGATGTCGAGGGTGTGGGCCAAGGCGATGGAGCACAACGCCCTGACCGACAAGGACGTGGAGGAGTTGGCAAAAAACTAGCACTCCGCCCGACGAGAGTATTCCTATTTCGTCTGGCGGCGCATCTCGGGATGACGGTGAAGCGGTTGTGTCAGGAAATGGATAGCCGGGAGTTCGCCGAGTGGATTGCGATCCACCGGCACTTCCACCCGCTCCCTGACACATGGCGGCAGACGGGCCTTGTGGCTAGTGCGGCACTCGCGCCGTACTGCCCGCGTGGCAGGACGCCGAAAGCGGAGGACTTCGTGCCGGTGGTGAAAGCACCACAGCACGAGCTGCAGATGCAGGAAGCGTTGGAACAGTTGGCAAGAGACTTGGCAGGTGACTAGTGGCTACGGTGATCGGACTCGGCGTGCAGTTCTCGGCCAATGCCAACGGCATGACCAAGGGGCTGTCGCAGGTAGATCGCCAGCTTCAGAACCTCGGCAAGCAGGCGGCAGCCGCCGGATCGCTGTTCAGCAGCTTTACGGCGTCAAGTGCGGCCGCCGGTGCGGCCCAGCAGCAGGTGGCCACGGACATTGCCTTTCTCGGCAGTGCGTTCAAGACCGGGCAGATTTCGGCCCAAGAGTACGCATCTGAGTTGCAGGCTGTGGTGGGCAGTGCCCAGACAGCAGCGGCAGCGTTTGCCGAGGGGGCACGGATTACCGAGCAGGTGGCCACGGCCGAGGAGCGACGCACGGCACAGCTCGAGCGGCTCGGCCAGCTGCTCGCACAGGGTGCAATCAGCGAGGAGACCTACGCCCGTGCGGCTGCCGAGGCCAGCGGTGCAAACCAAGAAGCGGCTACAGCTGAGACCGACAGGGCCAAGGCCCTCGCCAGGGCGGCGCAGATCACGCAGGCCAACCTGACACCGCAGGAGAAGTATGACGCCCAGGTGCAGGAGCTGGCTGGCCACCTGGCCGCCGGCCGCATCTCGCAGGACACCTACAACTCAGCGCTGAACAAGGCCGCCACCGAGTGGTCAAAGGCCACGATGGCGTCGGAAAAGTTTGGCGACACGGTCGATAGTGCCGGCGACGGCGGCACGATGAAGTTCAACGAGCTCTCCGGCGTGCTGTCTGCTCTGCCCGGCCCGATTGGCGACGTGGCTGGCCGGCTGTCAGGTCTGGCGTCTGCCGGCGAGGGCCTTGGCAAAGTGTTTGGCGGCGGTGCTGGCTTGTCTGGCGGGCTCACCAATATCGGTGCCTCGGTGGCAGGGTTGGTGAATCCATTCACCGTTGGCCTGGCTGCGGTGGCTGCGTTTGGTGCTGGTGCCAGTGCGGTGGCCAGTGGGCTGCTCAGCCTCGAGGACCGCGTCGAGACGCTTGGCAACACGGCCGACAAGCTGGGCGTGTCGTTTGAGTTCATCCAGACGCTCGAGGAGGCCGGCAATCGGTCTGGCGTCTCGATCGAATCTGTCAGCTCCGCCTTTGGCAAACTGCAGAAAACGCTTGCTGGTGCGGATGAGGAAAGCAAGGCCGCAACAGCGGCTCTGGCCAAACTGGGAATATCGTTCACCGACTTGGAGAACCTGAGCCCAGAGGAGCAGATCCGGCTTGTGGGCGAGCAGCTGCAAGGCATCGAAGACCCGGCAAAGCGGACTGCTGCCGCCATGCAGATCTTTGGCAAGAGCGGGGCCGACCTGTTGCCGTTCTTCGCAAACCTTGGGCCAGCCGCCGACGACATCGAGCGGCTGGGCGGATCTCTCACGAACATCGACCGCAGCCGGATCGACGACTTCGGCGCAGGCATCGACGCCCTGGGCGTTGCCAGCTCCCGACTCGGCGAGTTGCTGCTTCTGCCGTTTGTGGGCCTTGGTGAAGGCATCGCTCAAGGGTCGGCAGAGTTCCTTGGCGGCATCAACGCCATAGTCGGGCCGATTGGCGATGTGCTGCAGCCTGTGCTGTCCAGTCTTGGCACGGCCTTTGAGGTTGTAGGCGTGGTCATAGGCGGCATCGGCCGCATCGTTGGGGAAATCATCTCGCCGATAGGTGATCTCGCCCAAGCTTTTGGCTCGGTGGGCGAAGCGTTCAACAATGCCTTCGTGGATGTCGTTCGGTATCTAGTCGATGGCGCTGTGGCCGCCACAGACTTTGCCGTCTCGTTCACGCCTCTTGGTGCTGTGGCCGGCAGCCTTGGCACCATCGGCGAGACCGTTTCCCGTGTGGCCAACATTATCGGCGAGGCACTGTCGCAGGTCGGCGGATACATCGGCGACGTTGTGGCATCGTGGGCCGAGTTCTTTGGAATTGAATCTGCCATTGAGTCGATCGGCAGCACGATCTCCTCTGTGTTCGGGAGTGTGTCTTCAACCTTTGAGACCATCTCCAACGCAATCGGCGGGACTGTCGGCAGACTGCTCACGATTGCTGAGGAATTCCTTGGGATCACAGCTGAGGTCAGCACGACCATCACGCCAGAGATCGACCTGTCGCAGCCGAGCCTCGCTGCCGCACAATTCGCCAAGGAGATCGGCACGGCCGCCACGGCCGCGGCAGAGTTCGGGCAGGCCGGCTTCGACGCGGCGCTGGCCTACCAGAACTCGCTCGAGCAGATCGCGCAGCTGCAGGCCGACGGCACTCTGACGGCCGAAGAGGGGAAGAAGGCGGCCGAGCAAGAAAAGGCAGCTTTCGAGGCGAAGATCGAAACGCTGGACCGAGAGGCACAGGCTCAGGCGTCTGCTGCAGAAGCCGCCCAGAAGGCTGCCGACGAAAAGGTCGCAGCGGCCGAGCGTGCCGCAGCTGCTGCCGTCGAGGCCGACCGTAAGCTGGCAGATGCCTTCATCTCAGCCCAAGGGCTTGGCGGCGGGGACGGGGCCAGTGCTGCCGACACGCTGCTGGCCATCGTCCGGCAGATCGAAGAGACAGAGGCGGCGATCGTCGAGGCTCGCGCCGCAGGCGATGCGGCCGCTGAGCAGGCCGCCACCCGTCGGCTGGCTGTGCTCGACCAGGCCCAGGCGGCAGCCGAGGAGACAGCCCAGTTCGGGTTCTCGACGCAGGACGCACAGCGGGCGATTGATTCCGTCCGCAAAGAGCTCGACGACACGTTCTCGGCCGCCAATTTCGAGCTTGCCCCCGAGGCGTTCGCCGCGGCCCAAGAGCAGCTGGCCCAGCTGGAGGCGGACCTCGAGGCCAAGATCATCGACCCTGAGACATTCGAGCAGGCTGCGGATGCGATCCGGTCTGGCTTTGAAGACGCGCTTGAAACCGCAAAGAAGATCCGAGACCTGAACGAGCAGTACGCCCAGCGTGCAGCAGAGATCGACGCCGAGCGGATCGACGCTCTTTCGCAAGTCTCGCAGCAGCCATTGCAGGCCACAGACGTGAGGTCGAGCGAAGGCGCCAGTGAGTTCCTGCGGCTGGCGACCGGCCGCGAAGACCCAGCCATTTCTGAATACCGCAAGCAGCTTTCCGAGCTCCAGAAGATTGCCCGAGAGATCGGCAAGCTTGGCGGCGTGGTTGAAATCGTGGGGGCCGCATAATGCCAGTGATCGCATCTCGCGAAGTCATACCTCGTACGTTCTCGCACCGGTTCGGCGAGTCGCCGACGGCCGAGATCAAGTACCACCTCACCACAGACGGCCCTGTGGGCACGCAGGAAGCCCTCAACTTCAACGGCATATTCCACGGCACGCCTCACCCGGAATACGGCTACCTGCTGTGCAGCGAGGGTGCATTGACCGAGCTCGACCGCTTCCACGTCGAGGTGACCTACTCGTACTCTGTGCCGGCGATCGGCACTCAGGACAGCGATCCCAACCCGCTGGCCCGTGCTGACATCTGGTCTTTTTCGACGGGCGGGGCAGCAGTGCCGGCACTGGCCTACTTTCACGGCAGCGGCAACGGCGACGTACGAGCCCTCGTGAACTCGGCACGCGACTTCTTCGAGGGTGCGATGACTGAGGAGAGCGAGCTACGCGCCACGATCTCAGGCAACCGGGCGACCTTCCCGGTGGGCGTGGCAACGCAGGTCACCAACTGCGTGAACGTAGACGCATACCTCGGTGCCCAGCAGTACCAGTGGAAATGCCAAGGGATCAGCGGCCAGCAGCAGGTCGAGGTAGTCAACGGTGTGGAGTTGAAGTATTGGTCGGTCTCGGTGGAGCTCGCGTATCGGCAAAGCGGCTGGCGGCTGATGCTGCCGAACGTGGGATACAACTACCTCGAGGGCAGCCAGCGGAAGCGGGCCTATGTGGTTGACTCTGAAAGCGGTGAAAAGGTCGCATCGTCCAACCCCGTCGCCCTGAACAGCGACGGCTCGCTCAAAGGCTCGGGCACGGCCCCCGACATCCTCTACCGCCGCGTGCACCGCGAGGTGAGTTTCCAGCCGTTCTTCGGCACGCCTCCTTTCTAAAAGCATTTTCTTACAAAGATTAGGGTGGAGCTATGTCCGAATTCCTCGCACTGCCGGGACCGCTCAACATCTCGCTGGTTGTCGGCGACGAGTTCGGCTTCGTTGCCGACCTGGACACTGACACCACGGGTTTTACGTGGACATCCATCGTTTACGAGACAACACCGTCAGTTTCGTTTGCTAATCCGGGCGGCGTCCCCACTCAGGGTGCGACGGCCGCCACGTTCACCATCACTGTCGTCAACGCTGCAGCTGGGCAGGTGAATCTTTCGCTGACTGAAGTGCAGACGGCTGCCCTCAATCCTGCCACGAACTACCGTTGGTATCTGCGCGGCGTCTCGCCTGGTCTGGTGACTAGGACATACCTCTCGGGCACGCTGAAGGCTTACGCCCCATGAGCATCCAAGTCGTCGTCTCGAGCACCGCTGCCGGCGTGAGCGTGTCTGGCGGCACCGCTGTTGCCATCACGGTGGGCAGCGTCAGTGCGTCTGTGCCGGTCGCGGTAGGCGGCGGCATCGGGCCGGCTGGCTTTGTCGTGGCCCCCGGCACAGCCACCAATGCCTTTGGCACGTTCCAGCTCACTGCCGGCGATGGGATCACGATCTCGACCAGTGCGGCCCAGTTCCAGATCGCATCGTATGGCACGGCTGCTGTGTCGAGCCTTGCCCCGGTCCAATCGGTGGCAGGGCGTGTTGGTGCGGTGCAGTTGCAGGCCAGCGATGTGACGGCTGGCACGTTTGCCATCGCACGCATCCCGACGATCTCGTACACGGCCCTGGCGAATGTGCCAGCCACTTTCGCCCCAGCGGCCCACACGCACTCGACGAGCGACGTGGTGGCGTTTACGGCTGCAGCTGCGGCGGCCGCCCCCGTGCAGAGCGTGGCGGGGCGTAGCGGGGCCGTCTCGCTGACAGCGGCCGACGTAAGCGGACTGGCATCCGTTGCTACTAGCGGGTCGTATACGAGCCTACAGAACGTGCCAGCCGCGTTTGCTCCTGCGGCCCACACCCACAGCACGGCCGACATCACCGGGATCACCAGCTCGTTCGCAGCGGCCAGCCACACGCATGACGCCGCAGCGATCGCCAGCGGCGTGCTCGAGCTCGCCCGCATCCCCACGATCGGCTACACAGCTTTGAGTGGTGTTCCGTCTACGTTTGCACCGCAGGCCCACACTCACAGCACGGCAGATGTGGTCGGGCTCACGGCATCGTTCTCGCAGGTCGGCCACACGCATGACTACGCGGCGTCGATCCACACACACTCGACGGCCGACATCGCCGGCTACACCGCCCTGCCTGCCCAGGGTGGCAAGGCCGGGCCGCTCGTGACCGACGGCACGGCGGCCACTTGGACGACGCGGTACGGCGTTGTCGATCCGGTCCTGGTCCAGGGTGCGGGCATGACGCTCACCCGAGACACGGCCGCCGGGTCGATCACGGTGGCGTTTGCTGGCGGCACGTCTGGGATCGTAGTGAGCAGTGCCACGCCGCAGCCTCTGGGGATTGCGGCGGCTGGGTCTAGCGGCAACGCGTCTCGGGCTGACCACGTCCACGCGATGCCGTCCGCAGCTG